GACAGTCTGAAAAATGCGGTCCTCGACTACCATCGCGAGGCTTACGCTACCTTTCAGGATGCCGAAGACTGGAGGATTTCTCCACGTCATGCGCCGAGCCTCTTCAGCGTCTTGTCAATGGCATCGGCGAGATCGGCGCGGATCAGCTCAGGGAGCGAGCCCTTCAGCTCATCCCATGCCGGCCGCAGAAACGGATACGCAGGCATTCGCGAGGTTCCGAACTCGAGGAACCGCGCATAGAAGAGCGGCCCGTAATGCTGATATTCGAGCCCGACGAGGCCATTCTGGATCGTGCGGCTCGAGGATTTGTAGGCGCGCGCCTTCGCGCGAACCGTCACGCGCATTTCGATGCGGCCCTCTTGCGGCTTGCGCTCGAGCGTCGTGATGATGTTCTGCTTCAGCGTGCCCGTATCGACGCGGACGTGCGCCTGCGCCGCGGCCTGCAGCTTCTTCGCGTTCTTTCGGAGGGCTGAGCGTACTGGCGAGGCCGCGGCTTTCGGGCCGAAGTCCTCGGCCAGCGCCTTGAGACGCTGATTCAGGACAGACAGCCCATCTACCTTGACGTTTATCATGCCGGGAACGCCTTGAGCGCTGAACCCAGAGTGCAATTCCGCACTACTACGCCGAGCGCGTCAAGCCTCCCGCGCAACTGGTAGAACTGCTCTTGGAACGTCGCTCGGCGAAGATCCGTCGTCCCCTTGAGGCGTGCCGGATGCTCGCCGAAGTAGTGCCCGCCGAGCATGTCGAAGCCGTGAAGCTCGATCTCGTCGCAGCCGAGCGTCGTCGCCGCGACATAGATCGCGAGCGCGCCGGAGTTCGTCGCGCTGCCGCCGACGTAATCGACCCGCTCGACGCCCGGGATTTTGTTGCATGAGAACTTGCGCCCGAAAAAGCGATCGGTCTCGGAACGGTATTCGTTCCACCATGCGTAATCCTGCGCGACGAGCGCATGCGCCCAGAGCGCGAGCCGGAAACTGTCGTTTACGGTCACGACGACATCGCAGGTTTCGCGCACTTGGCGCGCGAGCGCGGCGCTCATGCTCGGACCCGTCGCGAGAACAGCGGCCTTCATCCGTCGTCACTCCCGGCGCGGCAGATGCAGCGCCATTCGCGTTGCGCCGTCTCATCGAGCGATGGATCGCCAATGATGTCGAAAACGCGCCCATTCCAGAGAATGCGATGCGTCCCGTTGAGGCCGGGGAATTCTTTGTAGCGAAAGCTAATGCGCGCCGCGACTTCATTCTGCTGTTGCTGCGCGATGAACGGCGCACCGCGGGGCTGCTCGCCCGTGAGCACGCGCGCGGGGACGTCAATCAGGAGCGTGTCGGAATCGCGCTCGACCGGAACCCATTGCCGCGAGAGCTCGCCGTTGGTATCGACGACTTCGATCTGCTCCTGAATCTCGATGCGATGGCGGAGGCCCTGCGTCCGCATCGTCAGACGCCGAGACGGCAGCGGTAGGGGTGCATCATCTGCAGCGCGACGCGGCGTGTCTGCTCCATTTCGAGCGGCCCCGGCTGATCGTACATGGCCTGCACGAGGAGCTTGATGCCCTGTTTCACGAGCGGCGCGAGATCGGCGGTGTCGGATGCAGGGTTCAGCGTGGAATCGCTCTCGCACTCGCAGCGGCACGGATCGTCGCGGCGCGGCAGCTCATTGCGATCGAGATAGAGCTTCGCCTCGTCTTCGGCGGCGTCGATGAGCGCCTGAATCTTCGCGTCGTCCGACGAAAAGGTGACGTCGAGCCATTCCTTCACTTCCGCGAGTTGAACGACGCTCATCGGCATGCCTCCCGCCAGAGCTCATCATACTCTGCGCCGGGCCAATCGCGCAGCCACGGGCCGCCGAGCGTGAAATGCGCGATCTTCGGCGTCTCCGGCTTCGGCTGTACGCCTACGAGCCAATTCCATTCTGGCGACAGCTCGCCGATTTCCTCGTCGGCGAGCCAATAGAAGGCATGGAGATCGCGGCCCGGGCGCTCGCTAATGTCGGCCAGCGTGAGCCGCCGATTGGCCGGATGATCGCAGTTGAAGAGCATCACGCTCGACCAGTTTTTGCGCGGGTAGAGCGTCTGAGCCTGCCCGTCCATCTTCATGCCGGCCTTGTGGCCGTTGTTGTGCTTGACGACGTGCACGGCGTAGCGCGCATCGGCCTCGAAAAGGATCTGCCTCGGGTCCGCGAGAAACGCGACGTCGCAATCGACGAAGAGCGCCCACCCTGTTTGAGCGAGGATCGGCGTCAGAAATCGGGAGGCGGCGAAATCGGTCGCGCAAGGCGCATTCGACGGCAGATCGTAGAGCTGCCCGCGGCGATCGACGGTGCGGCGGAGCAGGCCGCTCGCGGCGAGGCGTTCGATCTCGAGTGGCGTCGCCTCAAGATCGTAGCGCCGGAGCATGCGCTGCGCCATGTCGAAGGCGACGCGCTCGCGTTCGTCGTAGCCCATCCAAATCTTCACGCTTTCGCCTCCACGCGCATATCGCGCGACGGCTTGTGAAACTTCGGCTCGCGGAATCGTACCGAAGAAAAGCCGGCGGCGACGAGCTCGACGCGCAGCTCTTCCTCGGACCATGCCCACCGATGGCACATGAGCGGGTTTTCGTAGCGGGGATCGCCGAAGAGACCCCACATGCCGTAACGCGGATGCTCGCGCGCCAGCACGGAGCGGCAGCACTTCACGATGTCGGGCATTTCGAGCACGAGCAGGCCCTTCGGCTTCAGCACGCGCCGCCATTCCACGAGCGCGGCCGGCGCCTCCCATCGGTAGAGGTGCTCGAAGAGGTGAATCGCGAGGATCTCATCGGCGTAGTCATCCGGCAGCGGCAGCGCGCGCACGTCGGCTTGGATGTCGGGCGGCGGGTCCGCGGCGAGATCGACGCTCAGGTAGCCGTCGAGCCGGTGCTTCCCGGCGCCGAGATTCAAGCGAACTGGCTGCGAATGAACGTCCATGCCTCGGGGCCTTCTGTCGGATTCCACTGAAACCACGCGAGCGCGCGCAGAAACGCGAGCCGCTCCTCCCGCGAGGGCGCGGGATTGCCCTCGTACAGCGCAAACGCGGCCCCATCGTCGCATTCGACGGGGATTCCCGCGATGCAGGCGTCAACGGCGGTATTGGAATGCGCGCAGACGAGGAGCGATGCGCCCCTGAGCGCGTCCTCAATGCCGCCCAGAGCGAAGCCGCAGCCGTCCAGAGCCGATTCAGGCCGTTTGGGGCGGTAGAGTATGCGGCGCCCGGGGAAGCGGCTCCTGAGCGCCTGTAGGCGCCTCCGCTCCCATTGCTGCGGCCCGTGCCCGGTGAGCCGGCGCTGTTTCCCGCCCATGCCGCAGAGAACGATCGGCCCGTGCGCGTAGAAGTCCTCGCGGAGCTCGATCCCGGCGGCTTCCCATCGGCTCGCCGGGGCGCTGCTGAGCATGGCCTTGACCCGTCGGTGCGGATGATCGTCGTCGATCGTGAGCCGCATCCCGAATTGCAGGGGCGCGTCGCGGTGCCAGTAGCCGAGATCCCACCCAATGACGCGCCCGCCCGCGCGCTTGTGCGCCTCCGTCCAGAGCCGGCGCTGCGGATGCCCGAGGCCGTAGCTCATGACGTAGGGAATGCGGCCCGTCCACTTCACCGAAGGGACGGCGCGAATGCCGACGCCCGGCGCGGATTCGATCATGGCCTGCAGCATCTTGCGGCCGCGCGCGGCCATTGGTTCGCCGATGAGGATCTCGCATTCCTTCATGCGGCGGCCTGCAGGAACCGCACGAGCTCGTCGGCGGCCTGCTCGAGCCGGAACGCGCTCGCGCGAAAGCGTTCTGCGATGTCGAGGCGCACGTCGCGCTCGGCCATCCAATCAAGCGCCGCGCGGAACTCCGTCAGCGACTCCGCCCAGAACTCACGCCCGCATGCGTTTTCGAGGTAGCCGCTCTCCTGCTGGCCGATGAAAGGCGTTCCCGTGCCGTGCGCGTTCGCGAGTTTGACGTGCGATTTCCAATGCCGCGTAGCGTATGACGCCCACTCGCCGCCGCGGAAGGCGACGACGCAATCGACATCGGCGAGCTGCTTCGGGTTCGCGACGAACTCAAGGCCGCGCTGCTCGCATTCGCGGCGGATCGCATCGCCCCATCCGTTGAGATAGCACTCGCGGCCTTCGTAGCCGACGCGCCTGATCTCGTCGCGAATCGGATTCGGCGTCGCGTTCGGCCGGCAATGATGCGGAATCACCGCGCTTTCGATGCGGTGAAAGGGGTCGCAGTCGTCGCGCATGCGCTTTGTCGGCCAGATGACGCCGGTAGGCTTCAGGTGCACGAGCGTCTCGCGAACCCAGAGAATCGCGCGCTCGCGGTCCCATGATGCGCTTTCCGGCTGCGGGTACGCATCGACGATGTCATAGAACCACGGCACGCCAGCGGCCCGAATGCCGTCGATGACTTCCGGCGGCGTTCGCTTCACGACGACGACGGCATCGAAGCCGCGAAAGCTCCGCATCTTCGGCTCGACGTGCGCGCCGATCGCGTGCCCGAGCTGCTCACCGCGCATGATCCAGCTTCCGGCGCCGCCGCGGCCGGTGACGGCTACTTTCATCTGCTGCTCTCGAATGGATTCACGCCGAACACGGCGCCGCTGAGAATGTAGAACGTCCCGCAAAACCAGATCATCGCGGGCGGAACAAAGCAGATAATCGCGCAGAGCGCCGGATGATAGTGCGCGAAGATCGGAAGCAGGATCAAAGCCGCACCCCGAACCCGAACGACTCCGCCCGCGCGAGATACGGATGCGAGCCTTTCTTGACGACGGGGATTTTTTCGCTCGGTTTGTAGAGCCGATCGGCGCCATAGGCGAGCTGCTCCCACCGCACGCGCGGAAACAACATCGGAATGCCGTCAGGCAGCACGCGGAAATAGTCGCTCGGGTACGAGTGCCGTCGCCAAACCCACGGGATAGCGACGAAGATCGTTCCGCCGGGCCTGAGCATGTGCTCAAGATTCGCCGCCAGAATCCACGGGCGCCGCGAGTGCTCAAGCACGGAGAGGCACTCGATATGATCGAAGACACCGAGTTCGTCGCCGGTCTCCTCGAGATCGCGGACGAGATCGACGCCGGGGCCGGGCTGCATGTCCACGCCGACGACATTCGAATAGAGCTTGCGCCGGTCTGGCTTGCCCTCGACGACGAAAGAGCCGGCGATGAGCGTGCGCCCGAGCGCAGGTGCGCAGCGTTCTTCGAACTCCTCTTGCGGACTCATGCGAGTAGCCTCCGAAACGGAACACCCTGCGCGATTTCGTCGAGCGACCATTGCGCCCACGCGAGCCGCTCGAACATCGCGAGCCGGCCCTCGTCGGTATTGTCCTGCTCGCCGATCCAGCCCTGCAACGAAGAGCGCACGGGGATTCCCCAGAGCAACGCCTTGATAGCGGCACCCGAGCCCCACGTTACCACCTGCCCGCAGTCGGCGAGATCGCGCTCGAGATCGACGCAAGGCCCGGTGCCGGGGTGCACGCGCACGCGCGCGCCCTTGTACTCGCGCCGCATTCGCATGATCCAGTCGCTCGGCATGCGAACGCGCTCGGGACCGATGCCGCGCTGCGGCAGGATGATGACTTCGGGATAGCGCTCGCGGGCGCGGCGGAAGGGGCGGAGCGGAACGCCGATCCGGCGCCAGCGATCGACGTCGCCGACGTCGAAAAACTCCGGCCCCGCGAGATTATGATAGCGGCGCGCGATCGTATACCAGCGGCGCCCGGCGAAATCGTTGCCCCATGACGCATTCTCGGCCACGAGCACGCGCGCGCCGGCTTTCTCGAAGATCCCGGCGATTCGATGCGCGTCGCCAATGCGGTTCCACGTCACGAGCACGTCGCTCGCCGTCGGACAGTCGGGAAAGCCCTCGTGCACGCTGAAATTGAGGCGCTCTAGGCCTTCGCGGAAGGCGCGGCGACGTTCCGGCACCGTAAAACGGAGGTTTAGCCATGCTCGCATAGCGCCTCCGCGAGCGGAATCCGGCGAAAACAGCGCAGCGCCGTCGAGCGCGTCGCATTGATGATCTCGGCATCGGCCTTGCGCCCGAGCTCCTCGAGGCGCGTGCGCCACTTTTTCAGGCTCGATTCGAGCGGATTTCCGACCCCTTTTCGCTCATCATGGTCCGCGTGCCAGTGCCGGCGACCGCCTTGAAACTGCATGTCATAGCCGAGGAGCACGATTTTCGCGCATCCGAAGTCGAGCGCGAGGCGCACGGCTTGAAATCCGCTGTTGCCGCCGTGCGTTTTCTCGTCATGCGCGGGCGCGTAGTTCATGCCGTAGACGTCGGCGGCTTCGCGCGAGCTCGTCCAGAGTTCTGCATCGGTGTTTATGTCGCCACCGTAGACGTGCCACCATTTCCGATCCATCGCGAAGATTGCATCGGCGAAAGGTGCAAGCGCGTAGCTATTATTGACCGCTAGAACACGTCGCCCGGCGGCTTTTTCGCGCCACTCGCCGACGAGCGCGCAGTCTGCGGCGTTGAGGCTCGGACCGCTGGCGATGCAGACGCAGGTTTCTCCGCGCCAACGGCCTTCGAAGGGTTTTGCTTGTCGAGCGGCGCCGTCCGCATTTTGTTTGACTGCGGTCCGCGCATCTTGACGAGTCCTTTTGCCTCCATTTCCTTTGCCTCGACGAGTCCGACCTCGAATCGCGTACCGGGCCGGTGCTGGTTGCACGGCTCGATAGCGATGACTTCGACTTTTGACATTGCCGTTTGACCTCCGCGCGTCGCGCGCACCGTCGTTTTTACGCTCAAAAAAAGGCCCGCGCAAGGCGGGCCAATCCTTCACCACACTCGGGGAGGAGTGTGACCCTGAGTTACTTAGTGGCTGGCGCTCTCGAGCAGGCCCTTGACGAAGGCCTCGGGACGATAGACGGCCAGCGCAAGGCGCTCTTCGAGGCGAAGCGTCGCCATGTTGCGCTCAAAGTTGTCCTTGTTGTCGTAGCTGATCGCGAGATTGGCATCCTGCCGATCGAAAATCTGCGCGTACAGCGCGAAGTCGCCGACGAGGAAATGCCCGACGGTCATCGCCTGCGTGCTCACGACGTCGCGGCCCCAAATGCGGCCCGTTGTCGTGTTCTGCGGGTTGGCGATGATGTAACGGTTCTGCGTATCCTTGAGCAGCTCGATATTCGCCCAGTTCGTCGGATGCAGAACGATGCCGGTGACGTCGGCGAATGCGAGCTCGACCTGCAGCATCGCGAGACGCAACTTGTCGATGTCCTGCTCGGCCTGCACGACGGAACCCGACGGCTGCGAATACGCCGTCGCCTGCGTGTAGATGCCGTTGAGGTGCTGGCCGGTGCCAGAACCGTTGAGCAGCTCGTTTTCCTCGACGAGCTTGAGGCCGTACGTCATACGGTTTTCGACGTAGCTCTGAATGAACGGCACGTCATCGAGCATCTGCAGGGAAATGTCCATGAGGTGCGCGATCGTGCGAACCGGCTGCGTGACGAGATCGAACGTGATGTCGCTTTTCGGCTTCAGCGAGCCCTCGGAGACCGGCGCGGCGTTGTTCGTGAAGCCGGTTTCGCGCTGGTAGAAGATGACGGGCGAGTTCGTGCGGCCGGGCGCGAGCAGATCGCGAATCGTGAGCCGACGCTGCAGCGGCGGAAGCGGCTGCGCGAGTACGCGATCGCCGGGATACGTCAGCGCGGTTCCGGTGACGCCCGAGTTCGTCAGCGCCTTGCGGCTCATCGGAATGTTGATCGTCTTGCCGCGGAGGCCCTGCCACTGGCCGGCGAAGGCCTTGATCTCTTCCGACTCGTAAGCCTTCTCGATGGCGCTGCCGATCGTCTCGCGATCCTCTTCGGCGCCGCCGAGATTCTTGAGGCCCTTCGTGAGCGCCTGCTCGAGCTCAGTCATGCGCTGCTTGAGCTCGCCTTGCTCGGTGAGCGCCTTGTCGGCCTTCTGCTTGAGCTCTTCGCTCGACTTGCGGCCGGATTCGGCGTCGCCGAGCAACTGCTTGCCGAGGGCTTTTACCTCATCGGTAGTCTTCTTGAACTGTTCCGCCACCTCGGCGAGCTGCGCCTCGGTGACGCTCTTCACGGTATCGTTCATGGCTTGATGTCCTTCGGTCAGGTTTTGAGAATGGCGAGAAGTTTCTCGCCGAAATCGCCTTCCTTCGCGTCGGTCTCACGCCGAAGCAGTTTCGACAAGCCGCCATTGGCGACGGCGGCGGCCTGCGACTTCGAGAATCCTGCCTCGCGCAGGTGCTTCTCGAACTCTCGAATGGTAGGTAGTTCGCCCCCGGCGAGCTTGCGCTTGACGGCGTCAACCGTCGCCTCGGGGTTTGCGGGAAAGGTGACGATCGAAATCTCGACGAGTTCGACCTCCGTCAACGTGCGAATGCCGGTCTTCTCGTCGAAGCTGTCGGAACGCACGAAGTAGCCGATGCTGAGACCGCGCACGACGCGGCGCATCATGAGCGCTTGCGCCTGCTTTGCAAGCGGGATCTCATTCACCATAAGGAAACCCGCGACCGCGAGCCCGACGTCGTCCTCGACGAGCGAGGCCGGATCGAAGCCGCCCACGGGTTGATCGTTGAGGTGCTGCCAGAGCGCCGGCAGCGGCACGCCCTCTGCCTTGATCTCGGCCAGCGACGCCGTGAAGGCGCCGGGCGCGACGATCTCGCGGTAACTGTCGAGCACTCCGAAGACGGAGGCGTAGCCGGTGAACGTGCCGTCGGGGTTCGCGTCGGCCTTGAACGCAAAGGCCTTGCGATGGAGCTCGCTCGGCGTTCCGTCTTTTCGCTTCATGGCGTCACCGCGGCGGCAGTCGGCGCGATCATAGCGGAAATCTCCTCGTCGGTCGCAAGCGGGAACGCCGCGCGAAGCGCCGCGCGCACGTCATCGGCCGTCGGCGAAGTCGCGCCGGGCGGCGGCGTCGTACCATCCGCGGGCGGCGTCGCGCCCGGCTTCGCCTGCCCGAGCATGTCGAGCGGCACGAGTGCGGACTGCACCGTCAGAACGTCGGCGTTGCCGCCCATGCGCGGGAGATTCTCTTTCTGCCGGCAATCGTCGCGCGTATAGATGCCGTTCTGCGTCATCGACGAATAGAAGGCCGCGCGCGCCGCGGAATCAGCGCGCAGCAGGCCCTCGACCGCGAACTCGGCGAAAATCGACTTCTTGTCGGCGGGCGAGACGAGGTTTTTCTTGACGCTGGCCTCGATTTTCTTCAGCCACGGCGAGAGGCCATACGTCAAAAACGAGAGGTTTTGCTGCTCGAGGCCCGTGCCCCAATTCGATGTTTTGTCGCCGTGACCGACGAGCGACGGCGGAACGCCGAACCAGCGGCAGATTTCTTCGACGCTGAAGCCGCGCGTCTCGAGCATCTGCGCGTCGTCGGGGTTCATCGTCATGGGGCTGTAGTTGGCGCCGCCCTCGAGCACGAACGAACGCCCCGCATTCCTGCGATTTGAGAAGTCGGCGAGGCTCTTATGGAACTGCTCACGCTGCGCTTCCGTGAGGAACGGCGAGCCCGGCGGGAACGTCACGAAACCCGAGGCCTTCATGCCGTTGTCGAAGAGCGAGCGGCTCGCGGTGTCGGATGCGCTCGCGCTGCCGAACACTTTCGAGCCATAGCAGATCGGCGAGAGCCCATGCCGCCCGTCGATCGTGAATGCGGGGATGAGCCAAACCTGCGACTCGTCGAGAATGCGCGTCTTCCCGAACTCCGTGACGGTGTAGCGATAGCGCCCGTCGGGCTGTCGCGCCCATGAAACGCACGGCAGCGGCGTCAAACCGACGACGCGATTTCCGACCATGTCCTTTTCGCAGACGGCATTGCCGCGCAGAAGCATCAGCGCGACGACAACCTGCCAGAAATCGACCGCCGTCATATCCGCATTCGGCTGATCGTGCAAGATCGAATAGAGCGGATGATCGAGCGCGAGATCGCGATCGCCGTCGGGCTCGCGCCGGTACAGGTTCAGCGGCAAACCCGCGATCGTCTGCGAGAGCAGGCGGATGCAAGCCCATGCCGTCGAGAGCTGCAGGATCGCGCGTTCGGTGACGAGGCGGCCGTCGCGAAACCAGAGCGCGTAATCGAGGTTGTAGTCGAAGCCGTTGCCGCTGTCGGGCGGAATGCCGAATTGGCGCCAGCCGACATTACCATCCGTCGGCGCGCACGTCGGTTCGCATGCTTTCTCGTCAGGTTTCGAGCGATCTCGCGACCAAGGCCAGCGGAAAGCGCTCATGCAATCACCGGGGAAGCGAAGAAGCCGGCCATGTCGCCCGATTCCTCGTTGAGGATAGCTCTGCCCATCGCCATGATGAGGCTCACGGGTCCGTCAATCTTGCACCGCGGATCGTGCTCATTGTCCTTGCGCGGGTAGATATTCTCCTTCGCATCGACCCGTGCAGCGACATTTCCCATCATCCACGTCATGCACGGGTTGCCATCGTGCCACAAAGTCCGGTTCAGCACACGAGCCTCGACCTCCTTCATGGGCTCGGACATGTTTTTAACCGTCTGGTTGTACTCGACCACCTTGAGGCCGGCCGCCATCAGGCGCGTCATCAGGTAATTCGCCTGCCAGTCGTCGCAGCCAATATCGACGACGTTGAAGCGGGCGCAATCGGCCTTGATTTCCTCTTCGATGAAAGCGTAATCCGTCATGTTCCCGGGCGTCAGCGTCAGGACGCCCGCGGTCGCGAAATCCCGGTACTTTTCGAGATCCTCCGCCGCCGATTCCGGCACGAAGAAGCGCGGCGAGACGAAAAACTGCCGCCCCGGCAGCTCAAACAACCGCGTGACCGCGGCAACGTCCTTCTTTGAGGCGAGATCGCAGGCGATCCAGCACCGGCACGGACGCAAGTCGTCGAGGTTCTGCTCGCGCTTTTGCCGCTGCCACGCGAGCATATTCATCCAAATCGTGCGCGCGCCGACCCACTCGTTCAAGTGTTTGGTCTTGAAAGCGTTCTGTTTCGACGCCGAACGCTTCGCCTCGGTGAGCTGCGCCTGCAGGAACTCGGGGAAAACGCTGACGCCGAAGTTCGGGTTTGCCTTCCGCAGCGACTTCGCGTCCGTCCAGTCGTCGCCGGGATCGAGGCCATAGATGATGCCGAAGACGGTTTCATCGTAGACCTGCCGTTCGAGGATTCGGATGATGTCGCGGCGTTTCTCGTAGCAGGGTCCGCCGAGATTCGAGCCCGCCGTCGTGATGATCGAGAGAAGCGGCTGCTCGCGCGCGCCCATGCCCGTGAGCATCGTATCGACCATGTCATCGGTGTCGTGCTCGTGGTACTCATCGACGAGGGCGCCGTGCGGCGACGCGCCGTCGCCCGGCTTTCCGATCATGGTCTCGAACTTGGACATGTCCGCGGACGTATACATCGTCCCCGGATTCTTCGGGTTTCCCGTCTGCTCGATGCCGAAGCGCGCGCGGAGCTCGTCGAGCTTGTGCACCATCGCCCATGCCGGGCGGAAGACTTCGTAGGCCTGCCGCTCGCTCGTCGCGCCCGAGTAAACCTCGGCGCCGCATTCGTTGTCGGCGGCGAAGAGATAGATTCCGCGCGCGGCGAGGCGAATCGACTTGCCGTTCTTTCGCGGCTCCTCCTCGTAGCACTGACGGAATCGGCGCTTGCCGGTCTTGACGTGAACCCACCCGAAGAGATTTGCCTCGATGAAGCATTGCCAATCCTCGAGGACGATCGTCGCACCCTGCGCCGCCCACTTGCCTTTCGTGTGGGGCATGCGCTCGATAAACCGCACGATGCGATCGCCGAGCTCGTCGTCGAAGCGGTAGGGGAACTCGGGATCGCCGGTCTCGGCGCGCGCCAAGTCCTCAACGAAACGCTGGCAGGCGAGGTGCACGAGCTTGCACGCGAGTATCTTGCCGCCGAGGATGTCGGCCGCGTAGCGCCGGCAGCGCGCGGACCCGCCAGGGCGCTCAGAAGTCATCGAAGCCGGCCTTCGGCGCCGCCGGTTTTGCACCAGAAGGGGGAGAAACGCCGCGGCGACCGCTCGGCGTCATGCCGAGGTGGGCGAGGAGTGCGGCGAGTTTGCCGTGCTTGGCGGCCGTGAACCGCGCCCGGTCGGCCCGGAACTCCTCGAAGAGCGCGACGATCTGCTCGAAGATGATGCGATCGGCGACCGTCAGAACGCCCGGGATGGCGTTCCCGGCGATCTCCGCCCAGATCGCGGCGAACTCCGGCGACGATCCCGCGGGCGGATCGCCGAGCGGACCGTCAGCCTTGGCGCCGCCGTTCGAAAACCGCTGCGGGTTGTGCTGCAAGGCCCCGTTTCGCTCGGCAACCTCGGCCGGTTGAGCAATTCGCGTCACTGGCTTACGACACCATGAACGCGCTCCTCGACTCCATTTGCAAAGCCGGCCTCAATCGCGTACGCATTCACGACGCCCTGGCCAACATCGAGGAATATGACGGCGTTACCGGCCACATGATCTTCGATCCCAACCAGAAGAACGTGGCGCATATGTATCTGGGAACCGTCCACAACGGATCGATCACATACAAGCCCGCAGCCATGGAGAAATTCCCGCCCTCCGCGCCGGAACACGCTTCGACGAGTAACACGCAGCAGCCCGGCACGGTGCCTTATGCCCGCGTCGGAGAAGACGGCGTTGAGTTCAACGGCCCGCACAATTCGAAACTTACAACGGGCGCCGCGAAGGTCATCCTCTTCGGCAAACAAGCCGCCGCTCTTCTCCAATCACCTGAAATCCGCTCAGCTCT